CGGAGGCTGCTGACTTGTATGGCTCGTCATCCTGAGCGCTGTTTGGGTAGCCGAAGTCCTGTCGGACGGTGGTCACGCCATCGATCACGGCGATCAGGGTGCCGTGTACGACCTTGGCGGCAGCGTCTGCCACCTTGACCTCAAACTGCCAGCCAGCCAGACCGAGCACATCGTCAAGGCGCTGAGCTACGGCTCGCGCATCGGCGTAGGTGAAGGTCATGCCGCCGCGCCCTGGGCGCTGCTTTAGGTCTGTGCCGGTAAAGGGTGCGGCCAGTGCCGCTGCGATTTGCTTACTCATTCTCTGGTCCTCCAATGGTCTCTACAGGTAGCAACTTTGCGGCTACCAGATTTAGTGAACTCGCCTTTGCAATGTGTCCGCTCTCGAATACGGTTCCCTCCTTCACTTCTGTTGCCAGATACAGATACTGGCTCTTATCCATCACTCCGAGCAGCCACGCGCGCTGGAATCGTGTAGCGCTGGGTGCGCCATTCCGATCCTCACCGAACGCGAGTTGCAAGTGAACGAATGCGTAATAGTCCACCGTCTGGTGGTCTCGGATGTAGTCAAAGACGCTCACCTCAACATCGTCGCCAGCCGGTCGGCTCCACGCCTTGGTCTTGACATCGACCTTGAGACCGCAGACTTCGTAGTCGTGCGTCGTGCGATTGACTGGCAGGTAGGGCATCTTGCAATCTCGGAGCACTTGCTCAAAGACGGCCTGACCTAGCACGCCAGTCCAGGTCGTGTTGCCTGTCGCCTTCTCCTTGCGGAACCGCAAGCCGTTGCTGGACTGCGCCTCCAGGAACATCTCCTCTGCGCGGATGATCAGCGCAGGTGTGATCGGTACCTCAATCACGCGTCACCGTCCTTGCCGTGAACGCGGAACACGCGCGCACCTGGCTTCTCTGAGGTGAAGCGCTTGATGGCTTCGCTGTAGGTGTCTGGCGCGACGGTGCGGAGGACATCCGCGATGCTCTCCCAGTCCACCTTCACGCTGCTCTTGTTCTGCTTCCAAGTGGCAAGCCAGCCGTGACCCTTCACGCCTTCGCCCTCACCGATGGCTTCCTTGATGGCGATCGCCATCTCCTTGAGTGCAGCATCGGCAGCCTCTGCCTCAGCCTTCGCCTCAATGTAGAGACGCGCGATGTGATCGAGCTGCGGATCTGCCTTCGCGTAGGTGTTGCTGCTCTGCGGCTTGACCTCCGCGAGTGTGTCGCTGTCGTTTCCGGTCAGCGGCGGTGGAGTTTTGGTCTTGACCAAGTCCAGGAACGCCACGGCCTTATCGAACAGGAGTGTCTGGTAGATCGGATCAGCCTCAACGCGCTCAATGCGGAAGACCAAGCCAGAGAGCAGCACGGCGACATCGCAGTACGACGCGCCTGTGATGAACATCTGCCACTGCACCTGATCTACATACTCAGGTGGCACTGGGTACAACTGCCAGCGGCTGCTCGTTGAGGTCTTGATCTCTACGAGACCGTCGGTGTCGCCCACGATGGTGCGGTCCAACGATGCCATCGCCCAACTGTGCTCTTTCAACCGCACGATTCCGTTGCTCTTTCGCAGCTTCTTGCCAGTCTCGGCGGTGTAGTAGTCAGCGACTGCCTGCTCTAGCAACTGCCCACGCTGTGCCGCTGCTCCTACCTGCTGCTCACCGACCTGACCAGTCAACTCTGCCCAGAGTCGGTATGCGGTCTTGTACGGCGATGTGCCGTTGATGGCGGTAATGCCGGTGGCGGTGATGCCGCCCTTCCGCATCTCGAACCACTCTGGACTGCGCTGTGGCGCAGATACAAATTCGTAGCGCTTGCTCACTTGAACACCTCCCATAGGATGACCGCCAGAACCCAGACGATCATCATCACGACGGTGAACTCGAAGCGCTCCTGTCGGCGCGACTCGCGCTGGAGCTTCTCGTACTCGCTGCTGAAGTACGGCCGCACGACCATCTTGGGCGTGCTCTTACGATTGACTTTCACAGTGACCCTCCTACGACTAGCACGATGTAGATGCACGCGATGAAGATCGCGTACCCAATACCGTCAATGATTGCTGACTTCATCAGCGCACCGTCGCAATCGCGTCTTCAAGCAAACCGGCGGTGTAGGTATCGCCCATCTTTTCAAAGGCAGATGCCGTGACGCTGGCTTCAATCTTTACGCTGCGGAAAGTCTCCAGCGTTGGGACGATCTCCTTGATGCGCCCAGCCCAGAATGCTGCATCTTCGCTGGCTGGATTCAACAGCACGCCATCAGCAATGCTCTCTAGGGTTACCTTGATCTCTCGAAGTGTTGCCTTCGCCATGTTGACCTCCTTGTCAGTCCAGCCGAGTGGCTGTGTCCTGCCTGACATAGGCATCATAGGGTCAACGGTTCGCGGCTGTCAACCGTGTTGCGTGACTATCTTTTATGCAGGGTGGATAGCCCCTGGGTGGGGAGGGACCACCCAGGGGAAGCCGCCTAGGACGGCTGCGACAAGTCCTCTAGAGCAAAGTCAATGAGGAGCCTCAGGCAGATGCCACACAGGAGCACCTGCTCAGACTCGACCTCCCAGACCCTGCTCTGTAGCTCACAGACCGAGCAAGTGCCGTAGGGGCGCTTGACTCGGACTGGCACGATTACTTCCTAGTTAGGCCGTAGGTCGTGGTGTCCCTATCTAGGGCCTTTACGACGATACCCAGACCACTCGCCAAGCCAGCACTTACGATCGTTCGGAAGTCTCCGCCCTGGATATCGAGCAGTGGGATGCCCAATCCCAACGCCACACTGATGGAGACGGTTAGGAATGTCTTCACGAAATCCAGCCCAATTTCAAAGATTTGAGTGCTCGCGGCGATGTACTTGATACCTGCCCAAATTCGGTTCATACCCTTTTCCTTTCTAGTCGCAGCGGCTGCTGCATTGATGACGGCGAGACCATCTGCGGCGAGCGCGCCCCAGTCAGCCTTGCCGATCTGATCCAACTGCGCCTGTACAGCGTCAGATGTCTTAGTGCCAGATTGTACTTTGCGCGCCTCCTGGGGCTGCTGAGGTGCCTGTACGGCGACTTTAGGAGCAGGGGCAGGCGTAGGTGCCGCAGGCACAACTGGCGCTACCACAGGAGCAGGAACGACCACAGGCGCTGCGACTGGCGCAGGAGCGGCGACCTTGCCAGGGTGGGTGACGATCAGGATGCACTTGTAGTCAACGCCAGCCTTCTTCGCCTTGAACTTGCTATTGGCGATCTGGCGGAGCTGCGCCTCTGTGACCGGCACGCCGTAGCGTTCAGCGGCGACCTTCTCGTCGCGCGTCGGACACGCCCACTGCCAGCCGTCAACATCGTCATAGCCTGCGGAGGTCATATGGCCGTAGCCAGCGGTGACGGTCTTGGGGTCTTTCTTGCTCCAGTAGCGCTTCCAACCGTCGTGCCACTTGCTGATCGGTACGCCTGCTGGGTAGTCCACTCCCTGCTGTACCCAGATCTGTAGAGCAGCGCCGCCCTTAGCGGCTGCGACTGCGTCCGCCCACGACTTCGCATATCGAGCCTTGCCACCTAGGTGCGCGATGACCTTCGCAGCCTCAGGCAGAGAGCCGCCGTTGTCGGACTTGCCCTGAATATCCTTGCGGCCAGTGACCTTCTTCATTGCTGCTACGCCGTCAGCGGCGCTGTAGTCGACCGTGTAGCCAGAAGCCCACGAGACTGCGGCGGCACAGGATGACCAGGTGCAGTCATCAAGAATCTGCTTCGCGCCCTTCTGTTGCGCCTCTGCATCCGAATAGAGTTGGCTCTTGACCTTGTACTTCATTATTCCTCCATCCACCTGAGTGGTCCAGTCAGCAACCAGATCAGCGTCAGTCCGCCGAAGAGTGTTGCCATTGTTGATTGCGTGTCGCCTTCCGGCAAGACCACGACTGCGAAGAGCAGACCGAGAATGGTCCACGCCCCACCGACGAGATCTACGATGATGCGCTTGATCACTTGGTCACCTTTCTCGCCGCAGCAGCGGCACTCGATGCGGCAGCAACAGCAGCACTTGCCACTTGGCTGATCACGATTGCCACAGCAACCGGCGCAGCCTTCTTCTTCTCGGCAGGTGAGAGATCTTTGCCTAGGTTGGTAATCGCCTCCACTGCCTTAGTCACAGTCTCAGCGACAGCAGCGACAGCCTCACCAACTGCCGCAACCGTTTGCTCCGCAATGTTATCTGGTGACGGTGTCGGTTCAGGTGTTGGCTCCACGCTTGGCTCTGGTGTCGGTGACGGCTCTACCGATGGTTCAGGAGTAGGTACAGGAGTGGGATCAGGAGATACGGACTCTGTCGGAGTAGGAACTGGCGACGGCTCGGCCGTGGGCGACGGCTTGGGTGTGGGAGTCGGTGATGGGATCGGCGATGGTTGGACACTTGGCACCTCACTTGGTGACGGCTCCGGCGTGGCTGTCGGAGTCGGCTCAATGCTTGGCTCTACAGATGGTGACGGTTCTGGCGTTGGTTCTGGAGAAGGCTCCACAGATGGCGTAGGATCTGGCGATGGACTTACTAATGGACTTGGCTCTGGTGAAGGCTCTGGAGTGGGCGATGGGACGACATAGGTCGGATCGGTAATCGTCAGGAAGCCAGCGCCGCAGCAGGAGTCAGTCGCGTTGATCGCCCAGCCGTAGAGATCGCCAGCCACTAGCTCAATGAGGATGCTCCCCTGCACATCCTGTCCGCCGCTCGGCAAGACCAGCAGGGTCTCTACGCCATTGAGCAGGAACAGAGGACGGTCGTAGAACGCCGAGTCGGTGGTCGTGTAGTGCCACAGCGCGGAGTAGGTGAAGTCACTGTCAGCGACGGCCGTGTAGGACGCGGTGTTAGAGCCGCCTCCCTGATTGGGTCCAGCCAGGGTGAAGCCGCCATCTAACTCTGTCACCGAGCCACCGCCGGTGGTAGTGAATGTCCAGACAGGCATCGCCAGAATCGGCGCGACCATAGAGCAGGTCAGGATGATGCCCAGCAATGGGAACGCGAGCCGCCTCACTTAGAGAGCAGCGATGCGAGTAGTGGGATCAGCACGCTGAACAACAGCGCGGCAATCACCACCAATCCTCCTTTGATCCTGTCCACATCGGAGCGCACCTGATCCAACTTTGCGGAGTGTGCGTCCAGACGCTCGATCAGTTGGTCAATCTGGCGTGGGGTCATCGTGCCTCCAGCGCGGCAGTCAGCGCCAGCAGCGCGTCAGTTCGAGTTGCGCCAGTGCCTGTGACCAGCGGCTCGCCGTCCATCTTGTCGGATGCGATGGCCGTCCACACGCCGTCAATCTGGTCAATGAGAATCACCTGCCAGCCGTGAGCGGCAGCCGCAGCCATTGCTGCGTCCAGTGCCTGAAGTTCAGCGTCCATCACGCACCAATCCTTCCGACGCTTAGTGCTGGGTACACGCCAGCGACCACAACTGTGTTGAGCGCGCCGCCTGATTGCTGGATGGCAGACATTGTGACTAGGTCACCAGCGGCAAGATAAAGGTTTGTAGAGACAGATAGGATTGTTGAGCCGGCAGGCGAAGCAAGAACTTGAATCCCTCCGGCATCGCTACCATTGACAATGATGTTGACTGCTCGCCGCCCAGTTGCGTTTGCGGCAAAGGCGATGTTTGCGGTGACGGCATAGAAGCCATCTTGACCAATGGCGATGCGGTCGTTGGCGTTGTTGAACCAACTCTTAGGGTCATAGGTTCCAGTGGTCGGTGTTGTGCTCGCTGTGTCTAGCAAGATTGTTGTTGAGGTGTTGTTCGTTAGCGACTGCGCCGCAGAAGCGACGCTCGCACGCGAGACATACAATGAGTTTGCACCACCGATAACTAAAGAGTCATCAGTCTTTAGCGTGTTGGCGGCAGAGCGATAAAGGTTTGTGTCCGCTCCGATTGTTAGTCCTGCACCAGCAGTCGTGGTTGTGATTGTGATCTGATCCTTATTAGCACTTGCGTCATCGATCTGCACGCTCCCACCGACGGTCATATCCTGGTCAACCACTAGATTATCATTGACCTGCACGCTCCCAGAGGCGGTCAGGAGTGAGCTAACCACTAGCTTGCCCTCGACCTGCACGCGCCCTGCGGTGGTAGTGGCTGGCTTTAGGTAGATGATGCCTGAGCCTGGACCACTCTTGACCGTTGCGCTTGTCACGGTGCCAGAGCCAGCCGTACCAGCGGAGGTGTAGGTGAAGGTGGTGCTGTTCGTCACCGTGACGATGTAGGTGCCGTTCATCGTCGTGCCAGCTGTGCCAGTGATGCCAGCGACCACCACCTCATCGCCAGTGCCGAAGGCGTGCGCGCGAGTGGTCACAATGGTCACAGTGCTACTAGTTCGATTTGCACTAGTCAGCGTGATTGTCTTGCCTTGGGTCGTAGCGTCCAAAGTAATGTCGCCGGATCGTGTGTCAAGGACCAACTTCGACTCGGAACCTACGACACCAAAGGTGGTCAAGGAAAGCCTGCCTGAAAGAAGAGAGAGCGCACCAGGGCCATATAGGTCAGGCAGGGTCTGATCGGTCACAAGGTATTGAATCTGCGAGCGGTCAATACGAAGTTCTGCAATGTCAAGTGTTGCGCTTGCAACTGATCCAGTTGCGTTTACTGAAAGTTTTATTAGGAGATATGCCGCGTCTGCCGGAGCAGATCCAGTACCGTTTGGATTAAGTCCGAATTCCGCTCCACTTCCAGCCGTTGCACCCACAACGGCAGCATTCATTGTCGACCCACTTAGATTTGCTAATGCGCTCGTGCCAGTCGTCGTTGATAGATCCGCTCTTACATATTCAGCAGAGAATGAGAGTCTATAGTTGGCTGATACCGTAGCCGCCGCAATAGCGACGCGCACCTGATTGCCGTAGGTTCGAGCCTCTGATGTTGCGATTGGTACATAGCGCGTGAAATAGACTTCATCCGCATTGACTGCGTTGGTAAGCGTGAATCGCAGAACAGTCTGCCCAGGCGCAAGCGTGCTGTCCGCAATGCTCGCAACAATCCTGCCGCCTGAGTTATCCGTGAAACTGAAATACGGCAGAGGATTGCTTTCGCTAATAGCCCCAGTTGCGTCGTTAGGAAGCACTTCAAAGTCACCGTTTGCGACACCGGCTTGAATCTCACGCAGCGAGGCAGGACCGAAAAGTTGCGACTTCTCTCCATCGCTGTTGGTGCTGACAAGCGTCGCGCCGTTATCGGCGTTTACGCCACCCTCAAATGCGCCGAAGCCTTCTAGGTTTGTGCCGTACTTACCCATCGTTATTCTCCTCCGACAAGGACGCTCAGGCCCTTGAGATACTGCCGTCGGAAGTCTGCTTGGACTTCATACTCGACTTGATACGAGCCGCCGCCCTGAGCGAACCGCATCGTGATTGTAGGGATGTAGAGAATAGTGGACGAGAGGTCCAGCGCTGGTGCGGTCAGCTTCACATACTGGCCTGGGAGCCACGCCTTGACGAGCGTGTAGGTCGCAGCGGCAGTCAGTGCGTAGCCTTGGCTGTAGCCGTACTCCCAGTCAGGCGCGGAGGTCTGAGCGAGATCGCCACCAGCAATAGTGAACGAGACCGAGCGGATTGGCTTGCCGCGCGACACCATCGTGGCGCGAGCGAGCGAACCAATGGTGCCACCGCGATCTGCCTTGGCGACCACCTTTGGTGCGCTGAAGATTTCGTGTGGCAATGGGCCATTGCGCGCAGCCAGCCCTGCGCCGTTGCGGCTGTAGGTGCCGGTGTAGGTGCGAAAGTAGGGATCGTTGGTTGGTGCGGTAGGGAAGGTCTGGTTGCTGTCATAGCGCGCCAGCGTTGAGTCAGCCTGGACAAAGATACCCTTCACGATGTCCGAGTGATCAAGGTTGACCGTGAGATCGCGTGCCAGCAGGCGAGTCACGCTCGCCGCGCTACCTGTCTGCACGCTTGCAGGGTCAGTGACGATCTCTGCTGGTGCCGTCGCGTAAGTCGGAGCGGCAGTCTTTGGACCGTAGTTCAGGCGGCCGTCGCCATCAATCCAGTAGCGGTACTGCACATCGGCAATACCACCAGCCGCCTCTGCAATCTGATCAAGCGCGCTCTGAAGCGTCGTCGCCTTGAAGGTCTGCTTGCCAATGGTCTGCGCTGAGCCGCTAAAGACTGCGCGTGTAGAACCGCTGATCACGGCGGTATTCAGGATCTGTCGCGTGGTCGCGTCGTTGACCTGAGTATTGACTCGCGCCAATAGCGCGTTGATGTGGTCTCGATCAGTTGATGATGCGCCGCCCTGAGTGAAGGAGTCTACGAATGATGTGGCGCGGATGCCTGTCGTGCCGTTGCGAATGATGGTCTTACCGAGCCAGCCGTCTGCATCCTCAACGGTCACCGTTGCGCGCGAGCCAAGGCCGTTCTCCAACAAGACGGCATCAATGCCGGTGATGTAGCCCAAGAAGATTGGCGTGGTCGCGCTGTAGCGGCTGTCAAAGAACTGGACGCGCGCATTGTCGTAGACCGCGCCTGAGCGCCACCACGGTCCTGCTACTGGGGTCTTGGTCTCAATCACATCGAACTGCATTGAGCCACCGTTGCCGTCGCCTGAGAGCGTCAGCGAGAGACTGCCCAGATCAACATACGGCGTGGTCAGCGCGCTCGGAGCTGGGAGGTCCAGTAGGTTCGCGCCGCTGTCAACGCCAGCGACGATCAGGCTGAATGGGTTTGCCATTTAGCGACCGCGCTTGAAGGTGCCTGTTCGGTTGATCGAGTCGGTGACTACGGTGTCAACCTTGCCTGTGCCGATAAAGATGTTGTTGGTTGTGACTCCGCCTCCCATCGGTGGAATAAAGGTTCCAGAGGCGACTGCGTTGGCGAGATACGGCGAGTATCCGGCGGAGGTTGTACCAGCCCTTCCAAGCGTTCCCTGTGCTGCGAAGAGCGTCTTGAGTCCAACGATAATGGCATCAATAGCAATCTTCATTGCCTGGAGCAGCAACTTCAATGGGGTCAGCGCGATTACCAAACCCTGAACAGCAGTCTTGCTATCTGCGCCAAAGACTGAGAACAGTTCGCTGAATGATGCCGCTAGCGGTCGAACGGCATTGTCAATCAGGTCGGTGATGACTGGACCAATCTGGCTGATGATGTCGCGGAATACTGGAAGGGCATCCTTGACAATGAAGGTCAGGAACTCATTCACCGCAGGCAGTAGGTCGTAGCCAAGTTTCTCCATTGCCTCAGCAAACTGAATCTGTGCCGCTGCAAATCGTCCACTGGTTGAGTTTGCCAGTTCGTCTGCAATGCCGCCGTACTTGGCGGTCGCAGCCGTGAGGATGTCTTGAATCGATACCTGCTGCTTGATGGCCTTGGTGGTCCGCACAGTAATCTTATGACCGAGTTCGTCTGTCTTGGTCTTATAGACAGTCTTCTTGACCGTCTTCTCTGTGGCGATGCCAAGTTCCTTGAGACCCTTGCCCTGACCCTGAGATGCCTTGCCAAGCGTCATCATTACCTCGGACAAGTCTTTGCCAGTGGCAGCGGAGATTTGTGCTGCGACGGCATTTGCCCTAAGGAGCAGTTCTTGGTCCTTGAAGAATCGTGAGCCGATTTCTAGCCCAGCGCGAACCTGGTCATCCTCAATGCCAAGGCGAGCCATCGCGTTGATCTGCTCATCAATGCGGCCAGTCAGTTCAAGAACATTGAAGCCACGCTGCTTGAGCGCAGCGTTGAGAAGAATCGTTGAGCGCTCATCCTGAGCAGCAGCCTGAACGGCGTCGAGTGCAATCTTTCCGAGCGCTGCTGTTGCAGCAGAGGCGAAGCCGATACCTACGGCAGCAAGTTTTCCAGCCGTTCCTAGTTTGCCAAGGCTATTATTGACTTTGCCAATCGCCTTAGAGGCAAGGTCCCTTGCCGTCAGCGCGAAGACAATACCGCCGGTTGATGCCACGCTCTACTCCTATCCTGCTCTTAGGTTGGACATATTTGGTCTGATGCCAAAGACCCTTGCGTCTTGGCGCAGTTGCTGCACACGAGCGCTTGCAGCGATTGCCTTCACCTTGTCGCTTGCCTCTCGCTTGCTGCGTCCGAAGGCTTGCAGCGGCGTAAGTGGTCCGACATAGTCAGGCTTGTTCCAATGCTTGAGCGCTGGGTGTGATTGCCACTTCGCGGCCGTACCATTCGCGTACTCAATCTCCAGCCCTAGTACCTTAGCGCGCTTAGCCTCATCGTTGAGTAGCAGCACCACAGTCGCGCCAAAGGCGTCCGCGCCCTTTTGATAATTTGCTTCTACAGCAGGGAAGACGAAGTTATTGCCTCGAGCTCCTGGGTGCTGAATCTTCCCCTGGTCGAACACCGAGTATCCAGCACCGGCTGCATCAAGACGACGATTGATCGCCTGACCGACCACATTGGTCTTTGGAATCGTGTGTGGCTTTGAGCCGTAGATTACGAAGCGCGCATACCAGGCTTGCTTCTTCCCCTGTGTAGGTCCGACGATAGCCCCAGGCCGCTGATAGCGAGAGCGGCGACCGCGCACGCTCTTGGCAAGTCCGCCAACATCTTTCGGCGCAGCGGCGCGGACATATGGCGCATAGGCACGAGCAGCATTGACAACGGCGAACTGCTCTAGCTTGCGAACGCCCTTCCAGCCAAGTGTCTTTAGGAAGACATCTTGCAGCGCTTTCGCCTCTGCTCGAATCTGCCCTTGCATCTTGATTTCTAGAGCGGCTGGCATCACTTCCCTTTCGGCTGCATCTCTGCGTGGATTGTCCAGGCAAGCAGCACTTGGTCGAGCGGTAGGCTCGCTACCTCATCTGGCCACATCCCAAACTTCTCGCCCAAGATGTGGAAGATGATTTCTGGCGGAGGCGCGATAGATTGTCCAATCGCCATCCGCTTGGCGGCGAGCCTTACTTGGGGTCCGGCTGATTTCCTTTGCCCCACGCCTCAAGCGTCTGTGTTAGCGCATCTACTGGTGCGTCCAACACATCGTCACAAGGGTTCCCATCTAGATCCTTGAAATTGTGCTTGACGATAAGTTTGCTAAACGCTTGAAGCGCCCTAATCGAATCGCCTGACTCCAAGTCCAACAGGATGCGAGCCGAGACCTGCTTACGCAGCTCAGCGGTCCAGCCTGCGAACTCACCCTCTAGCGCAATCTTGATCGTGTCCATATTGACCCTCCTACTAGCGCCCTAGGCGCTGCTCTTTACGGCGCTGTTGCCAGTGGCGAATCCACGATGATCTCAAGCGACTTGCCTGAGGTCGTGTCGAACGCCAGTCGGCAGGTGACCTCATTGACCACCACGCCGTCCATATCCGCCGAGAGCGGAACGACATTCTCAACTTCCCACGAGCCAAGAATCCAGACGCCGTAGTTGTCGGAGGTCGTGCCGTAGAGGCGCAGGAACTTCTGCGTGGCAATGTCGGTGATTGGGAATGAGGTGGTCGCCGCGCTGTTGCTCACGACCGTGAAGGTCAGCGTCGCATCGAGCACGCCGGTCAGCGCAGCCGTAGCTGCCGTCAGGCTGCCATCAAGCGCCGTCACCATTCCCACGCCAGTGGTCACCGAGAGGTTGAAGTTCATCACGCTGGCGAAGTCGGTTGCGCCAGTGCCGCTCTTGTCAGGGAAGTTCGTATCGGTGCTCAACTTCATCAGGCGGCCAGCCATCATTGGATTCTCTGGGAGTGCCGTTGGGAAGGCAAGCGCCGACGATGTGACCGTGGTCGCAGCGAAGGTTGCGCCGACTTGCAGGAGATTTGAAGCATCTGCTGAGAAGGTCACTTCAGTTGGAGCAGCATCGCGCACGAGATACTTCTGCACGCCATCGCTGACAAGGAACGAGTAGAACACCAGTGTGTCGACATCGCCCTGTGTTGGCGACCAAGTCCAGGTATATGGCGACGCGGTGCCTGAGGTGCTTGCGCCGATTGCATCAAGGATGAGCGGAAGGGTGCGAAGCGATGCAGGGCCCTCTGTGATGGTCAGGACTGGTGCTCGTCCGGTGATCGTTGGTCGCCCAGCCTGAATGGCGGTGCGCTTACCAACTGAGGTCGTCTCGCCCAAGTCAACGGTCACGCCCAAGTCGAGCGCACCGATGGTCTCGTTGAACAAGACCTCGCCTGTCGCGGTGCCGATAGATGCGGCTGTGCCGAATGCAGCCTGCGACGCAGTAGCGATCCGCGTCAGAGCCTTTGCGCCGATTGTTGCCATCTCTCGATCTCCTTGCTCTACGCGGTGAAGGCGACCGTGTCATAGACGGTCACTTCCGCA